CATATCATCATTGCCCATAATGACAACATCAATATCAAGTTCTGTTACCTTTTCTATAAGAATGTTCCAAGATTTAGATACTGATTGTGGTGGACCTGTACAAATAAAATCGTTTTTAAAAAGCGATCTTTGATCATAATAACTTTTGTATGCTTCTATTCTAGGATCGTCGTTATCAATATAACTGCATGTATACACACGATTTTTATTAGAAGCAAAAGTGTGCACTGATCTAATAAAACTATCAAGTCTTCCAGGTCTTTGTCTGGAAGGAGTAAGTATACCTAATTTCATTCTTTGTGTTCCAGTTTTTTTGGTAATTGCCATCCTTCAGATTTGAAAATGCGTTTAATTATCTTTCTAGTTTCTATATCTGCAAAAGAATTGGGCATTCTTTTCTTCTTATGGTTTCCAATAATCTGCAATCCACGGTAATGGTTGAAACTCAACGCCCCACGGATATGTTGTTTTACTAATGGCTTCGTGCGGCCTAGGCGTTCCATGAAAACATATGATACTTGTATCTTTGTCTAAACCATTTTCATATATTTCATACTTATACGATTTTAATCGACCTGGATATTTGTGCTGTAAAAAATCTGGTCGAATAGGCGAAGATTGATGTTTTAAAATATCATTAATATATTCACCATCACCACGATAATTACTTAATATATACTGACGATGTTCAACAAACTTTTCCCAAATAAAATAACACTTTGTAGGATTCCACGCCATTACGCCTGTTTGCAAAACATTCTTATATATTTCATTATTTTCAAAACGATTATTAACACCAAGATTTTCTATACCCATAAAATCACCATTATAATTAAGCAAGAAATTAATGTCTCCAGTGATTACAGTATCTAAATCAAAATATACTATGGAATTACTCTGAAATGTATTATGCCTTGAAAATAGATACAGTTTATTCCACCAACCTTTAATATTTTTTTCAAGAGGATGATAGTCTATATTTTCTAAATGTTTGTCAGTATACACTTTGAAATTAAAAGGTGTTGTGGTGTTTCTCGATATCATAGCCTTGAGATTATATACATAATCATCCGAGAATTCATCGCCCCATTTAACACACACTACATCTACCATTTTAAATCCACATGTCATCAAAATATTTTGCAAACAACATTCTACCGTTTTTTACTCTGTAGTAGTTTTCAGATGATTGTATAACATCAAATCTACTATCATTCATGTATTGTTCAAATGCCCAAATTATTTCATCTAATATCCAATTCCAACGTTTTTGTCTAAAATATGTATCATCGTTCTCAAATGTTTCTTCTGGTGCAATTGTGTTATCATTTTTTTCTGTAGTGCGAAGATTTTCTGGAAGGTCTTCATCTTGTACAATTGGCGTGCCAGTTGTTGCAACATCTTTATAACGTTTTAAAAGAGGAACTAAAATCAACGATATTGTACTGTCAACGTTTTGTACATCATATCTATCTATTTGTATATCTATAACGCGAGAAGATTTTCCCTTATTAAGAATCGGGCCTATATTTACTTTCATGATATTCTCTCATTTTTCTAAGAACGAAATCGTCCCAATTTTCTATATTTCTATTGTAATCAAATTTGTTCAAAGTTTTTGTATTTTTCTTTAGAAACTCGTCTTCCATCTTTAATGTGTTTTTGTTTTCTGTGGTATTTTCCAGAAATGTTTTCATTATAGAATCCTTCTTCTTCTAATACATTATTTACAAATTGCTGCTTAACCTCTTCATAATTACAATCGCCACGAGTTATGTGTAAAGAAAGAATAGTTCTTTTAAATTTTATTTTACCATATTTTTCTATGTCCATCAATAAATTTTCAGAACTGCCGTAATATTCTTTCCAATCCGATTCATTTCTTTTACGACGACCTTTTCCTTTTACTTTTCTTACATTATAAAAGTACTTTCTTCCTATATATTTTTTGCCATCAATGAGACTCATAATACAATATACAAATCCAACAAAATTTTCAATGTTTTCAGATTCAAAAGCTTTCCCATTAAATGTCCATGGATTATTATAACTGCTCATTTCCAATTAGTCATGAGAAAAAAAATCATTTTCATTATTTTCGTCTTCGTCTATTTCCTCATTATTAAGTTCGGCGCCACAAAATGGACAAAATTCAACTTCTTTATTCTCTTCATGTAATATTACAAATTCAGCATAGCACTCTTCACATATACCATACTGCCGACTCTTTTCATCATTTCTATTATAGTTCATAATTATCTCCTGTTAATTTGACCATACATCGTTCCATGAACCAGTAAGCGCACCTCTTGCGTAATCGGTGGCACGATTTTCAAAGAAATTAGTATGTATTGGCGCATTAATCATAGATTCTACCCATGGTAAAGGATTTTTCTTTACTTTAAATACACCTTTCAAGCCCATAGATATAAGTCTCCTATCGGCTATATATCTAATATATTCTTTTACTTCGTAATCTTGAAGCCCGTCAATCTTTCCCATTTTAAAAGCAAGATCAACAAATTTATCCTCTAGTTCAACCATCTTAGTTGCAACTGTATATATTTGACCTTTTGTTTCATCATTCCAAGTTTCTCTGTTTTCTTCTACATACGTGCGAAACAATTTAATCATACCGTTCGCGTGCATTGTTTCATCTACGATAGACCAAGTAACAATCTGACCCATCCCTTTCATTTTACCATGTCTAGGAAAATTCAATAACATAATAAACGAACTAAAAAGAGCAAGGCCCTCTGTAAATGCAGATATTGCAGCAATCTTTACAGGAAGAATTGCGCCGTTTTCTACTTTAGAGGTAAAATATTCATGTTTTTCTCTCATTGCATCATATTCTAGAAATTCATTGTAAATAGTCTCTGGCATACCAAGAGACTCAATTAAATGTGAATATGCTGCTATGTGCAAAGCTTCGCGTGAAGAAAAACTCATAAGCATCATTCGCACTTCCGGTTGAGGAAAGTTAGATAGATAGTTTTTTATGTAACCACTTGCCACATCTATATCTGATTGAGTAAAAAAGCGAAATATTTGAGTGAGAAAGTATTTCTCTTCAATACTAAGCTTGTTTTTCCAATCTTTAATATCTTCTATCATTGGTACTTCTGTATGAATCCAATGTGATTGTTCATGAGTCAACCACGCATCATACGCCCAAGGATAATTAAATGGTTTAAACGTTAATCTTGTATCAGTTAATGCCATTTTAATTTTTTCCATCCATAAAAATGATGATTTACGCTATTATACCTCTGTATAATACATTCTTAGATAAATTGCCTGGCTTAAAATAATTATTAATTTCCTCAATTGAATCTTCTGGATTACAAACGCCACACATAAAAATATCAATAGCAGCATATCGTTCTTCTGGCCATGTATGAATGCTGATATGACTTTCAGATAATACAATAATTCCAGTTACTCCATGGTCCTTTCCAAAATGATGAAAAGCATCTTTTAAAACTGTTGCTTTAGCTGATGTGGCTGCTTTTTTCAGACATTTTTTTATTTCATTTACAGAGCACAAGAATTTAGGATCGACATCGAACAAGTCTAGAATCAAATGTTTACCAGAATATTTTGTTGCAATAAATTCTCCAGACATAATTCGATCATATTTCCTCTGCAATATTGTTGTAACGATGGTCTATTTATATTCATCCTTCACATGCCAAACAAGTATCCTCATTTTTAGTAAGAGCAGATATGTCAATTTCTTTTATAATTTCTCTTTCAATTTGCTTTGATATTTTATCAGCACGACCAATCTTTTCACTTCGGCAATAATACATTGTCTTTAATCCAAGTTTCCATGCAAGAAAATGCACAGCATGTAAATATTTAATATTACTGTTTGGGCGGAAAAATACATTAATTGACTGAGCTTGATCAATAAACTGTTGACGGTCTGCTGCATGTTCTATAATCCACCTCTGATCTATTTCCATTGATGTTTTAAATATATCCTTCTCATAATCCGTTAAACATTTTAGTTGTTGTGCAGAACCGTCATTCGAAATAATATTTGACCATAACTTTTCGTAATCTAATGTATCATCCTCTTCACATTTCTTTTTTAATAAAATATCAAGATACTTATTTTTATTTAAAAATGCACCGCTAAGTGTGTCTTGGCGATAAGCATTTGCTCTCCACGGTTCAATTGATGGGGAGGTATTTCCCATAATGATTGAAGAAGAGGCATTAGGTGCAATTGCCATGACATGACTACACCTAATCCCAAATCCAATCGCATCAGGGGCTTCTCCTCTTTCTTTGGCAAGGTCTCGATTAGCTTTGTCCAATTCCGTTCGTATATATTTAAACATTTTAATATTAACTGATTTGGCAAGGGCTGATTCGAAAGGCAATTTATTTCGTTGTAAGTATGCATGGAATCCAAGTGCGCCAACACCAACTGATCGTTCTCTGCTCGCAGAGAACTTAGCCCTAGCAACATAATCAGGAGCATCATTAATAAACTTTTGAAGAACGTTATCGAGCATTTCAAGAACATCGCGTAAAAACTGTTTGTTAGTTGACCATTCATCAAAATACTCCAAATTAAGTGAAGATAAACAACAGACAGCGGTTCTATTTTTGTCTGTAGGAAGAATTATTTCAGAACATAAATTAGACTGATTAATACGAAGATTTTTATCCTTTAACCATTTTGGCAAATCACGATTGGACTTGTCAATAAAATGAAGATATGGTTCTCCCGTCTGCATACGAATTTCAATAATACGTTGCCATAAATCACGAGCAGATACAACTTCACGAACTTCTTTTGTATTCGGATCTTTTAATTCCCACGAATCATCGAAATTTTTATCTGTCATACATTTTTCAATAATGCGCATGAAATCATCGGAAATGTTAATGCCATGATGCAAATTAAGACAACGCATATTTTGATCACCAGTTGGCTTTCTCATTTCAATAAACATCAAAATATCAGGATGAGAAATATCCAAGTATACAGCATAACTGCCTCTACGTGTACGACCCTGTCTATATGCAAGTGAAGATGCATCATACATTCGTAAATGAGACATTACACCAGTAGACTTATTATCTGCTGATCGAATTCCAAAACCTATACCAACACCACCACCTAACATCGATAGCCAATTAGTTTCAGACAAATTATTAACAAGACCTTCTGCGGTATCTTCAATAAAATTAAGATAACATGATATTGGCAGGCCTCGACGAGTAGAACCATATGCTAAAATAGGAGTGGAATACGATAACCAATGCTGTGAAGCATAATCATATAGACGTTGAGCATGTTCTTGATTGGAAGAAAATACTTTAGAAACATATGCAATTCGTTGTTGCGGTGATGTTTCATTTTCATTCATATAA